AGAAAATTTGGAGTCAACAACATTCTTTGACTGCATTCTTAGATGCTAAGAACTTTAAGTCATATGAAGATTTGAAGAAAAAACTTACTATGGTTTTGGCTGCAGGTGCTCCTCCAGTAAGGCCTGCCGAAAGTGTTGATCTAGATGAAGACGTTGGTTCAAAGCCAACACAAGCATCGGCCCCTCGCGCATCAGTTCCAACTCCTAAACAGGATGTGAACTTTGATGATGATGAGGAATCACTATCATACTTTGCTAAGTTAGCAAGTGACGATTAATCGGAGACTATAATGACTCTAAAAGAGACAGCAATTGCGTTTCTAGCTACATTTGCAATGGCCCATTCCGGGTTTGCTGCAGATGCGACGAGTACGCCCGAAAAAAAGAAGGAACCGGTGAAGACGCAGAAAGCGAAGGCACCGGAGCCGACAGCAACACCGGGTGTTCGCAAGATAGAAAAGAAACCTAAAGAAGATAAACCGGCAGACGCAGGTGCTGATAAACCAGCAAAACCTACGGTCAAACGACCCGAAGAGCTAAAGGCTGAGAAGGAAGCAAAGAAGTAAAGAAAAGCCCGGGAAACCGGGCTTTTTATTTGTATTAATCGGTGTACCCAGATCTACTACTTTGCCATCTTAAAAATGAATTTGTACTAGGATGTGGTGTAGGCGGAGACCCTACAAAAGTTTGTTCTGTGTTATTAATTGTTTTGTTTGATACAATTGGTGCAAGCATTTGTGTTTCAGATTTATCCATATTAAACATCTTTAATTCCGTATTTTGATCTGATATTTTGTTTAAAATTGTTCCTATATTAGTCTCCGGCATAGGTGTTATCTCTGGATTACTATTAATTTTTGGACTTGTCTCTGGAGCGTAATCATATTTTCTTAGCGAGGATTGTTCAAACGGTTCAGCGGATACAGTATCGGGAGAAATTACACCTGCAATTTTTCTAAGTGCTTCAACTCCTCCCAATTTTTCAATATCTCTTTCGGAACCATTTTCCAAAGCAGCCAGTGCTTGATCTTTCGTAACACCTGCTTTTTCTGGATCTATTGTGGGCGCGACATTTTCTCTAAATGCCTTTTCGGCATCTTTGCCGGCACCCTGATTCATTTTATCGCCATAGTCTGTCTCTTCTAAATAATCACTTGCATCTATTACTCCTAGGCCCAATGTGACCAAAGCGGCGACAGGGTTAACAATCCTGGCTGCCATAGCTAATCCCGCCCCCAAGCCTGGCGGCATTATTGGCATTCTAACTCCTGGGAGTTTACCTTTCGGAGTAGGAACTTTTCCTCCTGGTTTGGTATTAGGTTTGTTTTTATTATTTCTATCAAAATCTGGAATTAATCCGGTATTTCCTCCTATTCCAGATTCTCCTAATACTTCTCCCAATCTTCTTGCGATTGCCTCCGCCAATAATTCTCTATCTTCTTGTTTTGCTTCGTTAGTATTTGGTTCTATACCGGAAGATGCAGGTGTAATTTTATTTTGATTTGTTAATAATTGTCTAATGGCTGTTGCTTCAGTTAATACTAATTTTTGAGACTTATCATCTCGAATATCAATTAACACTCCTACCATATCGTTCAACACTTTGTTATTGTTATCTTCTATAGGTGTGTCTTCTTTATTTGTGGTATTTAATTTTTCTTCAGCAATTTTATTAATTGTATCTTCAGATTGTTGATTTTCTTTGGGTTCAAGTTTTGTTATGTTTGAATCATTTGATGTTAATTGGTCAACCATTTTATTCGGTATGTCTTTAGAATCAGATTGTATTACTTCTTTATCTTCAGATTGTTGGTTTTCCGTAATTTTATTAATTGTATCTTCAGATTTTTGGGGTTCTGTAATTTTATTAATTGTATCTTCAGCTGTTTGAGGTTCGTTAGGGACTAGTTTATCTATATTTTCTGGCAAACTAGATTTGCCAGTAACGTACCGCATTGGATTGTTAATCAATGAGTCTGTTAATCCGCGGTATAATCCTATAAAATCATTTTTTAATGTTCTAGGAGTGTTTTCATCTGAATATGGGTCACGTGGATTTTTTGTCGAGAGTCTACGTTTAGGTTGTGTGCCTTTACCTTTAGATTCCTTGTCTTTATCTTCATCTTCTTTGTCAACACCTGCTCGTTTCGATAAAGTTTTAACTAATTCCTCGAGTTCTACCGTTAGATCCTCGAGTTTATTAGATAAATTATTTAAGTCTTTGCGAACAGGACCTTCTTTGCCAAAAAGTTCAGCAATGTCTGATAAAGGATTTTGAGGAGACATTATACCGGTCTTCTAACTATTGGTTTAGTCTGTGTTGTTCCAAATCCACCATCTATTTGTGCGGGACTGGAATCAAACCCGCCACCAAACCCCGATGATGCTACCGGTTGCCCGAAACTTGCGCTTGGAGTAGGAACAGGATTTGAATTAAACCCGCCACCAAATGAGTTAGGGGATTGTACTGGAGGAGCACTACTTAACTCTGGAGTAGGCACACTTGTTGATGTTGAAACATTTGCAGCACCTGCAACTTTTTCTTGTGTTCTACCATAAGCAGATACACCTAACACTGCACCCATAGCTACGTGAAATAATCCGCCGCCTTGTAGGGTGATAGGTACCCATTGTCTAAATGCGTCGTTTGCAGCTTGAACTTCCCAGAACTGCACTACTGTAAACATAATTGGAAACAACGCAAAATCGAATAAACAGCAAGTCATATACATCATTGCCATCATTGGACGCCACTTTTTCGTCATCCAATCTTCATCGGGTTTTTTCTCTACTTTAACTTCTTCAGTTTTTTCTTTACCAAACATTTTTAGCTCCTTGCTTTTTTATTTTTTATTTTTTCATTTTCTGAGTTAATATAGTTCACTAATAACGATACGTAAATTTCTCTTTCCCATGGTATCATATTTTCTATTTCCGTTAATGAATATTTATGATGGTGTATCAACGAAAAATTCAATTGGTAATAGTTTACCAGACTTTCATGAGAAAGAGTTAGACGAAAAAATTTTGGATTCCTTCGAGGTCTACAACATTATTAGTTCCACATGTCGGACAATTTTTTTCTATTCTTTGAACTACTTTAGGAATTTTTCTAAAAAACTCTTCTAGTTTATCAAATTGTTTCTTTGTAAATGTGTTTACAAAATCATTTAATTCTTGTTTACTATAAGATGTAGAGTCAAAATAATCATCTTTTGTAAATACTGCGTCTATACAATCTGTAATTAGACCCACAATTTTTTCGCTATTTACATTATTATGAATATCTAACATTTCATCAAATTTAGGATATCTTAAAATAACTCCGGCACTATCGGACAGCATTACTTTGTTAGAAATTTCTTTATTCTTTTCTACGGAAATTTTAGTCAAATCTATAGTATGTTCTATTTTTTCTCCGCAAGAACAGTTTATAATAATATCACTAGTTTCGCTTATAGATTTTGCTCTTATATTTAAGAATAAATACTCAACATCGAAATGAGCAAGTTTATTAATATCAAGTTTGTTGAATGTACAATTATCTACAAGATCTGTTACAATACGCGAGATCTCGTTTACGTCTGCCTCTATGCTTGTTAACAAAATTTTATATTCTCTTACAAGAAATGGTCTGTACTTAATTTTTTTATTTGTAGATGGTAATATTAATTCATATGTGGGTGTTTCTAATATAGGCAATGCCATAATTTATCCTTTTTTAATTTAAAGCCCTTAACCTTTGGGCGCCATTGGGTCTTTCAAATTTGGCGCAAATTTTAATGCAGCTGTGTTATTTTCATAAGATGTATGTTCAGGTATCCATCTCCTGTATGCAAAAGTTACACTAAGTTTATGCGCTTGGTTTGTTGCACCCATATTTAAATCCATCATTGTGATAGCACGGGGAAATGCGTCTTCAAGATAAACAGAATAAGTTTCCTTGTCAGATTGATCTAACTGTGTTATCTTAATTTGAGACGCATAATCTTCTTGGTATGCTACATTAAATGAATATGGATTTACTATTTTAAATAACCATGCGTCAAAGAATGCCTTTACATCCATTTTACGATCAACATAAAATGTCATTGTAATTGCTTCTCCGCCAAATTCTGCAGAAACAGGACGTTGGTATGCTGCTCCGTAAATTCGATGTCCTTTTGTAGTTATTGACATACCTGGGAGATTTGAAATCTCACAAAATAAACTTATTGTTCTTCCTTGATCATAGTAACCTTCAAGCGAACTTGGTGGTATTATTTGTACCTCAAATCTATTAGGTACCGCAAGTCCTGCATTAATTACTTTTGATGTAAATTCGATTAGATTAAACGTTGACATTACGTTCCTTTATTGTTGGCTTTTATTTGCATCTTGCCATACTTTTGTTTTCTGTGCACCTACAAATTTTTCAATAGGTAGTTGTGAAGCTGTTACCCAATCTTGATATTGAATTTTATAAAATCTAGTTTTAACATGGTCATTTAAATAATGTTTAACTGCAAATTTTGCAGGTTCTAATTTTGAAATAGAATCCAACAATTTCCAAGACAATCTAATTTTAGTATCTCCGCTATTATTCACAGTATAATTTGACAATGTTTCGAGTATTTTAAATCTTAGTAGATACGGCAAATAGTGTAAGTTAATGCCGTAAAAACCATTAGGAACTTTTCTAAAAGGAAGAACTAACGGCAATCTATCATAATAGGGTAACGTGTTTTTATACTTTGGGTCATAATAGAATAAATACATTTCTCCTGGCAATATAGATGATACCATAGGAGTATCTTTTATTACTTGATTTGCTGATGCGAATCTACCTAATTTTTGCACCTGTTGTCGATACCATTGATAGGATTTTTCTTCGCCCGCCGCATTAATTCTTATCGTAGCAAAGGGATTGTCGGTAGCCATTAATGTTTGATTCCTAAATCTTTTTCGGTTAATATAATAAACTTCATATTTCTATCTTTACAAAATTCAAATGCTGCTTTCCATTTTGCGTCATTTACGCCATACTGAAATACTTCATCAATAAACCGTTTGGTCTTTTTTGATGGAATATCTGGAGGTTTTGTATACTTTTCAGGTTTTATCTCAATCAAATATTTTTCTATAGTATTATTCTTGTTTTTAATCTTTATATAAAAATCCACAAAATACCGATGTACTTTATTGTCAATCGGCGAAATATACGGGACTATAACTGTCTCAGACCCCCATTCTAACACAGAAACGTTGGAGTCGCACCATTTCATAAATTTTAGTTCCCATAGAGATCTATACACAATATTTGTAATATCCCCTCTATACTTTCCAGCATTTGCTACTCTGAACCGACCTTTGTAGGTTTTGGTGTGCATAAACTTATATAAATAATTAATAACTATAATATTTATAGGGAAAAAATGTCGACAAATCAAGAAATTACCGATTATACCAATCAAAGAGTTAACGATTACAACAATCAAAGCAAAAAAAATTCTTTTGGATCGGATTATAGTGTGGGTTCATATAGTTATCCTACCGGATTGGGAGTTAACCCCGATCTACAGCATTACGTCGCATTTTTTATAAATGTACGGGGCAAATCTAAATTTATTAAAAATTACGAAACACTTAAAAACCCAATCGTTAATTCTAGAAGAGATAACCCTGGTCTTAATTCTGGAGATGGATTGAAGAAATCGCTTGCACTTACAACCGGCGGATCAGTTGTTAGTGGTATTGTTGCCGGAACAGATGCCTTTTTAAAAAGAGGCGGGTATGCCGGATCAACAGCGGCAGTACGAGCAGCTGCACAAACAGGGGTGGCCGGTGCTGCAGCAGTAGCAGTTGTAGGAGCAACATTAGCAACATCGATAATGCAGAACGACAAAAAATTTAGATTAAAAGATGTTATTACTCTTGCTATGCAAGAAAAACCGTCGGTGACGTATGGTATTAATTATCAAGATAAAGATATGGGCATTCTTGGGGGATTTTTAACAGGCGATACCTCTCTCAGCGACACGCCAAAAGCTGAATTGGGTGCAGCGTTTGGATTGCAATTAGCAAAAATTCCATCATTACTGCCGGGATTTGGTACAGCATCTCTTTCGGATATTGTACAGTTGGGAGCGAAAGTTAAAACAAATCCATTTAGAGAAGTGTTTTTCGAAGGTATAGATTATAGAAAATTTAATTTTAGGTATAAATTTATGCCAAGAAACGTAACAGAAGTTAAAGCAGTGTATAGCATAATTGACAAATTTAAAGAACATATGCACCCCGAATTATCTGCAGGTGGTTATTTCTATATTTATCCTTCTGAATTTGAAATACGATATTATTACAATAATCAAGAAAATGGATACTTTAACAAAATTACAAGTTGCGCATTGACAGATATGTCAATCGAATACGGTGGTGACCAATTTTCATCTTTTTCAAATGGTGCACCTTCAGAAATAAATGTGATTCTAAGTTTTAGAGAATTGGATTTGCAAACAAGAGAAAATATACGAGAACAGGGTGTGTAAGAATGTTTTTTCA